GCGGGCGGCGCGCTCGGCGGCTAGGGCCTTCTTGCCGGCGTCTCCGAGCGTGTCGGTGGCGTCGCCCGTCGCGGGCTCCCCACTGGTCTGCTCGGTGGTCTCGGTGGCCTCGGTCGGCTCCGCGGACTCATCGGCACTGGCGGCCTCAGCGGTCTGGACGGTCTTGCGCATTGGGTTCTCCCTCGGTGATAGGTGCCATCGCGGCACGACAAAGCCCCCACCGTCGCGGCAGGGGCTCGTAGGTAGGTTGGGTCACTCGGCAGGGGTAACCCCGTCAGTGAAAGACTCAGGGGCGATACGGCGCATCTCGGCGGCTATCGCCTTGTCATCGACGGCGGCACCGGACGCCTTCACGGCCGCCCTGGCCTTGTCATAGGTGGCGCGCAGGGCCCCCGGGTCGTAGCCGTCGATGCGGGGCTTCTGCCCCTTCCACAACGGCGTCGGGACGCAGTGGCAGTCGTGGTGGTAGGAGTGCCCCTCGCCGCCAGCCGTCGCCTTCGTCGCGTAGACGAACCCACGGGAGGCGAGCATCGAGCACCAGGCGCAGCAGCCACCAGGACCAGGCACGCGCGCCCACCTCGGGCGGGCAGGATCAGCAGCCGCACTCATCTCCACAGTCCGCTTCCCCTGCGCCACAATCGAGCGCGTCAGGTGGTTCCGCAGCTTGTCGAGCGTGTCCTCAGGGTCCCCGTCGAAGAGGCCCCGCGCGGCCCACCTCGTGGTCCGCTCCACCTGCTCGGGCGACAGGCCATCGGCCAGGACGGCGGTGAACCCGTCGCCAGCGGCGGACACGTCACGCAGCGCGTCATACCAGTCAGCGGCAGACGCGGCCGAGATGTCCCCGTACCGGGTCAGCAGCCGGTCCATGACCTCACCGAGCGCGTCGCGCGCCACGGCAGGGTCAAGGGCGGCCAGGTCCAGGCGTGCGGCGAAGGCGTCGAAGTCCCTCACCGCCATGTCGGCCGCCCGGTCTAGCGCCTTGTCCAGCCGCTCCAGGTCAGCCCGCGTCGCCACCGCTGGTCACCTCGACCGGGGCCTCACCGGGCTCCTGCGGTGCAGGCGCGGCCGGGGCGGGCGAGGACGCCAGCAGACGATCCAGCACCCCACCAGCCTGCGCCCGCCTGATCTGCGACCGGATACGCACGATCTGCTCAGCCGAGTAGCCCAGCTCCTCCAAGGCCACGTCAGTCTGAGCAAGCTCGGGAATCGCGCCGATCTGCTTGACCATGGCGTCGGACTGGCTGACGACGGACGGCATCGCAGGATTGCGCCAGCGGGTCGCGAGGTTCCGCACCTCGTCACCCATCTCAGAGACGGGGATCCCGTCACGGAGGCAGATGGCGTCCTGCACGATCCTGTTCAGGCCGTAACCGATGCTGCGCGTGGTGTTCATCGCCTCGACAACCAAATCCTCTTTGGCAGCATAGATCGCCTCGGCGCTACTCGGGTTGTCCTGGACGATGCCGAGCGCAGAAATCGGCAGCGACGTCGCCGAAGCGAACTCGGCGGCCAGCGCCCGCTTCATCGCCAGGAACGGCTCCATCGACTGCTGCGGGATCACCTGGAGGTCAGGCTTGTCCCCGTCCTCGTCCTTCGGCAGTGACTTGAGGCGCCCCATGTACCAGGACCAGAGCGGAACCTTCTCCCCCTGGGCGTTCTGGAACATGGTCTCATCCGCGCCCAGCAACAACAGCGCAGGGGCCGCATACAGGTCCGAGGACACCTCCGTGCGGAAGCCCGCGCGCACCACACGGTCGGTGATGGACATGACCTCACGGCTGATACGCGACCGCCCAAACGGGCGCCCCAGGGCCGGCCGGTACGGCAGAGGCTCCATAGGGACACGCCCCAGGGAGTGATCCATGCGGGCGACAGCAACCCAAGCCCGGTCCCCCAAGGCCAGGCGCGTCACATGCTCGCTAGTGAGGAGGAGCATCGACGTCGGCTTGCCGTTATCGTCAGCGGAGTCCACCAGCAAGCCGGCCTCCAGGCCACGACGCCTGACGTCCCACAGGCCCGTCGCCCACAGGGCGTCAGCGCCCGTCACAACCACGTCAGGGTCACCCGCAGCCGGGTCACCCGGCAGAGCCACCACGAAACTGCAGCAGTAGGTCAGCGTCGCGTCCACAAGCTCGGGCACCAGCAGATCGAACCGGTTGTCGTGCAGGAGGCTCATGGCCCCCAGGGGGTCCTCCTCGCCCGACGGCGAAGTCACCCCATCCCACATGCAGCGCGACGCCAGCGACGTGACCGCCTTATCCGGCCAGCCACACACGATGTCGAGCTGATTCCTCATATAGGGGGGCACGGAGGCGCCCAGGAAATCCACGGTCGCCTGCATGTCCCGGTACTGGCGGCGCAGCGCGTTCCGCGACCGCTTGGCCTGCCACTGCTTGACCAGGCGGCCCAGGAGTGCGGCGTCATCCTCGGCCAGGCCGACGACGTCGGTCGGGACGGGACTGTAGTAGGCCATCAGGTCCATCACATCACCACCCCCACGCGGGCACCGGCCAGTTCGCGCGGCCGTCTCTTCGTCGTCTTCGTGGCCCAGTGGGCCAGTGTCAGTGCGTCCATCCCGGCTGAGGTCATCCCCTCCGGGGCGGTCCAGCCGAACCCGCCGCCCGCGCCGATCTTCCGGCGGGAGATGACGGCAGCCTCAGCCTCCAGCTCGGCGTCATCCGGGTGAGACAGGGACCGGTCACGGATCGCGGCGTCCATCATCGCGTGAGCGGCGATGACCTGATCCGTCGTCGGCGTCCAAATCACCTTCGGACTGAACCCCGCGGCGCGGAGCCGATCAACCAGGTCGCCGGCACCGGACTTGCCGTCCACGACGATCTGCGCCCACCGGTCCCGGTGCTCCAGCAAGTAGTCCAGGATCCAGTGAACGCCCTCACCCATGTTGCGCACCCCCTGAGAGGTGCACAACTGGCCGTAGACCGCCTCGCTCTTACGCTCAGGCTTCCGGCCAGCGCGAGCCAGGGCAACCGTGGAGCCGTCCACGCTGAACCTCACGGCGGCGCACCAGCGCAGCCCAGACGGCGGCTCATCCACCGTCAGCACGTTCCACGCCTCACGGCCAATCGCCTGAGACGCGACCTCCGGATCCCAGATGCCCAGACCCTCACGCCTGAACGACTCAAGACCCAGTTGCCGCTTCATCCTCAGGATCGCCGACTCCGGCGTCCGGTGCGGGAACGACGGATTCGCCTTCCGCCACTGACGGCGGTCCTCCGGGTCCGCGTCATCATCCGCACCGACCTCGACGTACAGGCCATCGGCCAGTTCGCCAGCCAGCGCCGCCTTACGGAAGCCGCTGAACGCCTCAGACGGGTCAGTCGGCCTAGGCGGCGTCCCCAGACGCAAGATCAACGGGTTCGGGGCTGTGTTGACCGCAGGCACCATGTCATCCAGGGCGCGCTGGCCGAGAATCTGTGCCTCATCGAACACGATGATGTCGACGCCAGCGAAACCTCTGCCGAAGCCGCCTTCGCGAGCGCCGAAGAGGATGCGGGAGCCGTTGGTGAACTTGATCTGCTGCTGGCCGTTCGCCTGCCTCGGGCGGCCGTCGATATACGGGGCGATCTCGGGCTTCAGGGCGAGGGCCTGCATCGCCGCGAACGTCTCATCCGCCGTCCTCGTGCGGTGCGCCGTCCACAGGACGAACAGGTTCTCCTGGAGGGTGCACAAGGCAAAGATGATCGCCCCGAAGGTATAGGTCTTGCCCACCTGACGGGGCATCGAGACCTGCACGCCGTCGATCCCGGCCGCATAGAGGCCACTATCCCGCTTCGCTAGAATCCCGCGGCCCAGCCCGTCCTGCCAACGGTCAAAGCCGAGCGAGAAGAGCTTGCACCTGTCGCGCACACGCGGCCAGCCCGTGGACGTGATGCCTTCGGGCAGGATGAGGTGCTTCGCGATGTCGGACAGGCGGGGCTCAGATGTCGCCGAGCCCATCCTCATCCTCCGTCGCCTCAGTCGCCGTCTGCCGCTCGCGCTCCTCGCGAGCCAGATCGATCTCCCGGATCTCCCTGTCAACCTCAATGAGGCGACGCGTCAGGGCAGCCAAGTCGCGCGGGGGCGTCTCAGAGGTGCCCACCGCATCCGCAAGACGACGACGGATCGCGGCCAGCACATCCCTACGGTCCCCATGCTCCGTCGCATCCAGGACGCTCGCGGGTGCCGTAGGGGCCATGGGGGCTGTCTCGCCGTCCTTCACGGCGTGGAGTTTCCTCGCGGCACTCATGAGCACCCCCTTGGGAAAAAACAGTGGGGAGAGATGCCGCTATACCCACGGGGGTGCGAGAGGGCCGGGTGGGAGGGTATTCCCCCCTGTCCCGGTGTTTCTGGCGGCTACTCTACCAGGTTTCTGTGTCGGTTGTCTGTTGGATTCTGGTTGGCCGGTTGCGTTTCTGTTTTGGTGGCCGTGGTTTTCTGCCGTTTCCTTTTTTCTGGTTGCATTTTCGGCAGATGATTTGGATATTCTCTAATGAGTCGTTTCCGCCTCGACTGTGAGGCACGATATGGTCAGCCTCAGGGCTACTAGGCAGTAGGCCAGCGTCCCAGGTGAGGCGGACGTGGCAGATGGGACAGTGCTCTAGTCCTGCCGCGCGCGCTGAGCGCTTAGCTGTGGCTGCGTTGTGGAGCCAGCGTGTGGTGCCGGTGCGTGAGGTGGTCATCGGTCCTCCTCGCGCGTGTGCGCACGCGGGCCGCGTCGTGCTGCTATG